CGCGCCGTCCTGGCCGCCCTGCGCAACCTGCATGTGGGTGGCGGCTGGCTCATCCCGGACGCCGACCACAACCGGCAGCTCTCCCCCATCCCCGACAACACCGTCACCCCCGTGCGCATGTTCATGCCGCTGCGGTTCCGGCTCGTCACCACCCAATAGGAGGCCCCTCGTGGCAACCGCCCCCAAGGCGACCGACACCAAGTCGGCCGCCAACACCAGCGCGCCCGAAACCGCCCCGGCGGCCAAGGTGCGAGCCCGCGACCCGCGGCGACTCATCCACGTCTACGACCCGGCCACCGGGGCCAAGAACCCCGACCTGGTGCCCGAGACGTGGCTCGACAACTTCCCGAACCTGCGGGAGACCCCCTCCACCAAGGAAGGCAACTGACATGCCCAAGATGCTCAACGACGCGAACACCAAGCTCGCGTTCGTCCCCACCCTCGCCGACTACAGCGCCCCGAAGGTCTCGGAGCTCACCGGCGCCGGCGTCCTCGACCTGTCCTGCGCGATCACCGCGGCCGACTTCGTGCTCGGAGCCACCGGCAACGACGACGTGTCGGACCCCGCGCTGTGCACCTCGACCAACTCCTCCGTCCCGGGCCGAGACAACTACGAGGCCGCGATGAACTTCTTCCGGTACACAGAGGTGGCCGAGGACAAGGCGTGGACGACCTTCACCAAGAAGGGCATCAACGGCTACCTCGTGCGTCGCATCGGCCAGGGCGAGGAAGGCAAGAAGCCCTTCGAGTCGCCGTTCAAGGCCGGTGACGAGGTGCAGGTCTACCAGGTGATCTCCGGCGTCCCGCAGATCCTCTCCCCCGCGGACGCGGGCTTCGAGAAGTTCAAGGTCCAGTTCTACGTGCAGGACAACGTCGACGAGCGCGCCAAGGTCGCCGCCTGACCTTCCCCTGAGCCTTCTGGCTCCATCGCATACCAAGCCCCACGCCGCACGGCGGGGGCTTTTTTCATGCCCGGCCCCGCCCCCGTAGTCAGGCACGGGGGCGGGGCCGCACCACCCCACTGCCTGACGCCCAACACCCACATTCTTAGGAGCCTGACATGTCCGAGAACACCGCCGCCCCGACCGCCGCCGACCCGATCGAGGGCTTCGACTTCGACGCCTGGCTGTCCGGCGCCGAGCGCCCCTCCCGCCTCGTGACCCTGTACGCCCGCCCGGACGTGTACGGCGAGCTGATCGCCGTCCGTGAGCGCCTCGACGCGCTCCCGCCCGCGCCGAAGAAGGAAGACGCCCCCGAGCGTTCCCTTGGCGATCCGGTGGACCCGCAGGCCGCGCTGCGTGCCGAGCTCGAGCAGGAGCGCGACGCTCTCACCGCGAAGCTCCATGCTTCCCGCACCGAGGTCAAGGTTGAGGGTTCCATCGAGGAGGAGGTCAAGGACGTCGAGAAGGCCGTGAAGCGCGACCTTGCCGACGTCCGCAAGGCTGCCGAAGACGAGGCCCGCAAGGACACGACGGAGCTCGCCACGGCGTTGGAACTGAGCGCGAAGGAGACCCTCGCCGCCGTGCAGGCCGCCGTGTCGACGGCATCTGACGCTGTCGTCGGCATCGAGCGGTCCTTCCGCCTCCTCGCCGAGCGCGTGCACATCCGCGGCAAGAACGGTCAGTGGGAGCCGATCGGCCGGGAGCGCCTCGACAAGCTCAACCGCGTCATCGGCGACCCGCAGATCGTCATGCTGCAGAACGCCTGGTCGCAGGCCACGCACGCACCGGTGGAAGCGGTCACGGCCCCTTTCTAGCGAGGGCGATGAGCCGGAGGCGCTGGTCTCACCTCCTCTCTGAGGCCCGCGCCGCCCGCTCCCAGGGCTGGCCCATCACCGTGCTACTCAGCCTGCGCGACCGCGACGACCCGCACCGCCACGACGTCACCCACATCAACGACCGGGATCGGCGCATGGCGTTGGCCCTGCAGGTCTACGAGGACTCCTTGTGCTCCAAGTGCGGGCAACCCGTGTGGGTGTGCCGCGGCATCGAAAACCTGGACCGTTTCGAGGTCCGCGAGGACGTCTGTCATGCCTCCGACCGGGTGCGTGAGTACGTCTCCGAGGTCACCGGCAAGACCGGCGTTTACGGCGAGCACGGGATCCCCGACCACATCGCCCTGTCACTTGTCGACTTGCTCGACTCCCCTGCTGAAACCCCCGTCGCCTGACCTGGCGGCGGGGGTTCGCTGTTCCTGGAAGGAGCCCACGTGGCCGACCTGACTCAGACCCTCACCGCCCGCCTCGAGGTGGACCTCGGCAACTGGGAATCCCAGCTCAAGCGGGCCGGGCAGGCGGCGCAGGACGTTGCGAAGGCCACGGAGAAGGCGGGCCAGTCCGCGCAAAAGGGAGCCGAGCAGGGCGCGAAGGCGCAGGGCAAGGCCGCCGACCAGGCCGAGAAGGCTGGCCGCAAGGCCAAGACCGCCGGCGAGGACTCCGCCAAGGGCTCCGACAAAGCCAAGACCGGGGCCGACAAGGCCGGGGCCGCACAGGAGAAACTCGGCCAAAAGTCCCAGGACGCTGGCCGCAAGGGCAAGAAGGCAGGCGAGGAGTCTGCCTCCGGCTCGCGCCAGGCTGAGGCCGCGGCGAAGAAGGCCTCCGTCACCATCGAGCAGTCCGCCGAGAAGGCCGCGGCGGCGCAGCGCCTCAACGCCACCAACCAGCAGCGCGTCGCCACTTCGACGCTGGCCATGGGCAAGACCGCCAACGCGGCCGCGCAGAACGCCGGTCTCCTTTACGACGCGCAGGGCCAGCTTGTGGACCAGTTCGGGCGCACTGTGTCTGCCTCGAAGGCCGCCCGCATGGGCCTGGTCACCCAGTCGACCGCCGCCGTGTACGCGGCTCAGCGGTCGCAGGCGTTCCAGCAGTCGCTCTCGGAAGTGTCCTCGACTGCGATGCGCACCGGCACAGCCCTGACGGCCACGTCCGTGCTCGGGGTGAAGGCCGCCATGGACTGGGAGTCCGCGTGGACTGGCGTCACGAAGACCGTTGATGGCACCCCGCAGCAGATGGCCGAAGTCGAGGCCGGCCTGCGCGGCCTCGCCAAGACCTTGCCCTCCACCCACCAGGAGATCGCGGCCGTCGCAGAGAACGCCGGCCAGCTCGGTGTGGCCCGCAAGGACATCGTCGGGTTCACGAAGACGATGATCGACCTCGGCGAGACCACGAACCTCACCGCCGACGACGCAGCCACGAACATCGCCCAGATCTCCAACGTCATGGGCACGATGTCCCGCGACGGCTCCGATGGTGTCTCGCGCTTCGGCGCCACGCTCGTGGCCCTTGGCAACGACGGCGCCTCCACCGAGGCTGAGATCCTCTCCATGGCCCAGCGTATGGCCGGTGCAGTGAAGACCCTGGGCGGGTCCGAGTCTGACCTCCTGGCCCTGTCCAACACGCTCGCGTCGATGGGTGTGCGTTCGGAGCTCGGCGGCGGCGTCGCCACCCGTGTGCTCCTCAAGATGCGCTCGGCGGTGGACGAGGGCGGCCAGTCCCTCGAGTCTTTCGCTCAGGTCGCTGGCGTCAGCGCCGACGACTTCGCTGCCAAGTTCAAGTCCGCCCCTATGGAGGCCCTCGACCTGGTCGCGAAGGGCATCAACCGGGTCAACGCTGAGGGCGGCAACGTCACGGCGACCCTCAAGTCGATGGGCCTCAAGGGCACCGAGGAAACCCAGGTCATGCTTGCCCTGGCGAACTCTGGTGACCTGCTGACCAAGTCCCTCAAGCTGGGCAACCAGGCTTGGCAGGAGAACACCGCCCTCGTAGACGAGGCAGACAAGCGTTACGACACCGCCGCTTCCAAGGTGAAAGTCGCCTGGAACAAGATCAAGGACGCGGCCATCAGCGCGGGCGAAGCCATCGCACCGGCCGTGGGCACCGTCGCGGAGATTGTCGGCGGCATCGCTGACGCCTTCAACGGGCTCCCCGGCCCGGTGAAGTCTGCCCTGACGTCCCTGACTGGCTTCGCTGGCGCGGCCCTGCTCCTGGGTGGTGCCGCAGGCAAGGTTCTCGGTTTCGTGAGCACCACCAAGGGTGCGCTCTCCGATCTGGGCATCAGCTTTGGTCGCGCCGAGAAGGGGCCGGGCAAGCTTTCCAAGGCCATGGGCGTCATCGGCAAGGGCGCCATGGGTGTCGGACTCGCCGCGGCCGCCCTGTCAGCCGTCGGCCACGCGATTACCGAGCAGTCAGTGGCGACGGCTGAGGACTTCGCGAACGCGATCCTGAAGCTCAGCAACACCGGCGACCTGTCTGGCATCGACAAGATGCTCGGCGACGGTGCCAAGATGTTCGGCCAGAACACCCTCGACGATGTGAACAACCTGAATGATGCGATCGCGAAGCTTGCGAACCCATCCTGGGATCAGGGCATTAACTCATGGGCCGACAAGACGTTCGCGTGGACAGGATTTGCCAAGTCCGAGTTCACGCAGCTGCAAGAGAAGTTCTCCTCCCTCTCAGATGAGATGGGGAAGATGGTCTCCGGTGGCAACGCCGAGGCCGCGGCGAAGGTGTTCCAGCAGATCACGGACGCGTTCAAGGCGCAGGGCAAGGAGGGTCCTGAGGCCATGCAGGCCGCCTTGGACATCCTGCCCGGCTACAAGACCGCCCTGATCGAAGCCGCGAACGCGCAGGACAAGAACATCGAAGGCCAGGATCTGCTCAACGCCGCCATGAGTGGCGGCGCCGAGTTCATGTCCACCGCCGCAGATGGGACCAAACAGCTCACGACCGCACAGCAGCAGCAGGCCGAGGCCGCACAGAAGGCGCAGGCGGCCAACGCCGCGCTCGAGGAAGCTCTCGCCGCGGTGGGAGTCTCTGCCGAGGGCGCAGTCTCGGACATGCAGAAGTTCCTTGACCTGCTCTTCTCGTCGGGCATGGCCACCATGTCTGCCCGTGACGCCGCCGTGCAGTACGAGCAGGGCCTCAAGACGATCGCAGACACACAGAAGGAGATCGCTACCGGGCAGCTCGGTAGGGCCCTGAACAAGACGAAGACCGACTTCGACTTCACGACCGAAGCCGGCCAGAAGGCCAACGCCGCGTTCCAGGGCTTCGCGCAGGACGGCATGGCCAAAGTCACTGCCATGGCAAGCGAGGGCGCCGGACAGCCGCAGCTGCAGAAGTCCCTTGACCAGACCTACTCGAAACTCGTGAAGGCTGGCGAAGGCTTCGGCATGTCGACTAAGTCGGCAGAAGCGCTCGCTAAGAAGGTGCTGGGCATCCCGAAGGACGTCAACGTCAAGTCTTGGATGGACGAGACCGCAAAGAAGACGGCCGAGGAGACCAAGGCAGCGATGGGCTCTGTGCCCGAAAGCGTCGACGCCAAGGTCAACGTGACACCCGGGGACAACTCGTTCCTGCCGTACTGGGCGCAGCTCCCGGACGAGAAGGACGCTTCCGTCAACGCGGTCCCGGGCCACGACTCTGCGGGCCCGTGGCTCGAAGGGTACAAGTACCCTACGGACGCGCCGGTCAACGCCGTTCCAGGCGCTGATGACGCGTCCCGGTGGCTGGACCCGAAGGCGGATCCGCGGAACGCGCCGTTCAACGCTACGCCGGGTTCCAACTCAGCGTCCGGGTTCTTGGACCCGCTGGCCGCCCCGCGGAACTCTCCGTTCAACGCGGTCCGGGGCGGTGACTTTGCCTCGGGTTGGCTGAGCGCGCTGACTGCGCCGCGCCAGGTTGCCATCTCGGCGGTCGTCGTTGGTGGCGCCGCCGCGTTGGCGGCGTCCTCTGGCAAGGCTCATGGTGGCCGGCTTCCGGGACACGCGGCGGGTTACCGCCTGCCGACGTCGGGGCCGGGCACTGAGAAGACAGACGGTTTCCTCGGGGTCAACCACAAGGGCATGCCGTTGGCTCGCGTGGATGCGGGCGAGTGGATCATCAACGGGAAGTCGTCGCAGAAGTACCACGGGCTCCTGTCGGCGATCAACCGGGATGATCCGGCCGTGCAGGGTCTCGCGGCTCTTGCGTCTGGTGGTCGCGTGAATTGGTCGAAGGCAGACCAGGGCAAGTCGAAGACGGCGCTGGCTAAGGCGAAGTCTGAGGCGCGGGCTGCTGAGAAAGCTGAGAAGGCCGCCCAGAAGGCTTACGACAAGATCGACGGGAAGAAGGCCAACAAGGGCGCGAAGTCCTCGGCTAAGTCGAAGTTGTCGGCGGCGAAGAAGCGGTCGGACAAGGCTGACAAGGCCTTGGAGCGCGCCGAGAAGGCCTACCAGGATGATCGTGAGCGCACGAGCCGTCTGCGCGAGCTTGAGTTCGATACGCGCCGCGACCTGTACCGGGGTGACATCCGGGACAACTACGGCGCGGGGAACTACTCGGGCGTTGACGCACTGTTCGAGCAGTCCAACAACAAGGACCTCTCGAACAAGCAACGCGCCAACATGCGCAAGCTCGCCTACGAGCAGGAGCGCCAGACGAAGGGTCTCACTGCCAAGCAGGGGATGCTTGAGAAGCGTCTTGAGTCGGCTCAGTCGAAGTACGACGAGCTCGCTGGCGTGCGTGACGGTGTGAAGTCGCAGGTCTCCGGCGCGTTCGACATGAAGGGCCTGGTCGGGCAGAAGGACTCTTGGGGTCACGACCAGAAGGTCACCAAGGGCTCGCTCATGTCGTTCGGCAAGAAGCTCGCCGCGGGTGCCCGCACGCTCTCTTCGAAGGTGAAGGAGTTGCAGAAGCGCGGCTTCCCTGCCTCGATGTTGCAGCAGGTCATCGAGGAGTGGTCCGACAGTCAGACGTTCGAGCTGGCTGACGCGATGCTCGCGATGAACGCCAAGGAGCGGAGCACGTTCACGGGCTACTTCAAGTCCGTGGAGGCCTACGGGTCGAACACGGGCAAGTGGGTCACGCAGTCCATGTACAAGGGCGGCATTGATGCGGCTCAGGGCTTGGTGAAGGGCATTGAATCGCAGCTCAAGGCCGTGGAGAAGTCGTTCTCGAAGATGGGGACGGCTGGCGAGAAGGCGTTCAAGAAGGCGTTGGGCATCAAGTCGCCTTCCCGCAAGATGGCCGCAAACGCCGGCTGGACGGTCAAGGGCTACACCGATCGTCTCAAGGCTGAGGAGTCCACGGTTGCGGCGTCCATGTCCGGGCTAGCCAAGTCCGGTCTGGATGCGTTCAACGCGGCTCCGGCTCCGCAGTATCGGCTCCCGGCGTCGGCTGAGGTGCAGGCGCACGCGGTAATGCAGGGGTCGAGTGCGTATGTGACCGAGGCGTCCCTCCGCTCCGCTCTTGAGGGCCTCGTGATTCAGGTGGCCGCTGATGTGTCGATTGATCGGCAGATGGCTGGTCGCACTGTCCAGGTGGGTCTCAAGCAGATTCGCCAGAACGCATAGGAGGTGCCGGTGACGGCAGCATTCAGTCTCGGCATTTTCCCGGGGGCCATGACCGATTTGGTTGTGGCCCCCGGTGTTTCCCCGGCGAATGGTCGGGGGTCGAACGAGATGGTCACGACGGGCGGGAACCGGCATTACCAGCGTGGGCGGAAGAACCCGCGCACCTGGTCGGTGTCTCGCCCCTGGCAGACCCCGGAGTTCGCCCGGTTGCTCGGGTTGGCGGCGCACGGGCTCGGCGGCGACATGCTGCTCTACGACCGTGCGGTGGCACGCCAAAACCTCATCCCTGCCTCCCGGGCGGTGGGTGATGGTGCCGCCGTGACGGTCGCTGGGATGAGCTTGGGCGCAGTGACGTGGAAGACCCTCACGGTCCCGGTGCTCGCAGGTCGCACCTACACGGTCAGTGCGTGGGCCGCGTCCGGGTCGCCTCTCACCATGACGACCCCGGGCGGCACGGCGGTACCACTTCCAGCAGTGTCTGGTGGCGTCTCCACACGCATGTTCAATGCCGCCTCAACCGGCCACCTCACTCTTGCACGCACCACCCAGATCACCTCTGGGGTGCGCGTGCATGAGGGCCTGCCTGACGGCACGTTCTACGCCACGGAGGGCACTCCGACCACGGTGGCCGTGCGCGACCCGGAGCGCACCTACCAGCTCGTCACAGACACGGACACCCGCATCGACTACACGGTCGAGCTCCTCGAGGTCGGGACGTATCCCGGCACGATCACCTTCTAGGAGGCACCCCATGCAGACTGGCACTGCCCCGTCTGGGACTGTTGAGACTGTCCCGGACTTCCGCATCAGCTTGGACGGCTCGGCGTGGCCTGCCACCACTAGCGAGCTTCCAGCCGGCACAGGGTCAGTGGTGGATTTCCAGATCCAGCGCGACCTCACCGGCGGCGGCCTGCCGGGCGCAGCTCGCGGCGGGTCGGGCTTCTCGGTCGCGTCGGGTTCGGTGACGCTCCCGATGGGCCGGGCCGAGCTGACCCCGTGGGCGACAGCGTCCAAGCGGGTG